GAAGGAGACGTGAGACATATTACCGAAATTGTGAATGACGTAGAAGATAGACAAAAAGAGGACACGAGGGAGCTTATGGATGAGTTAAAGCTCATTGAAGAAAACCTTGACTTACAAATTAATAAGGCTTTAAATAACCCTTTAAGTAACATGAGTGCTAAAACAAAATGAAAATAGATATCAAAACAGCCTTACCTTATTTAGTTCTTGCAGGAACTATTATTATGACATGGGGTATGTGGTCTCAACGTATTGAAGCTGTTGAAGCTAAGGCAGATAGTGTTTCAGAAATACAACAAGATATTGCTGTTATTAAGATTCAAATAGCAACAATGCAACAAGACATAGAGGAGATTAAAGACCTTTTAAGGGATTAATGAATATTACTAGATGCGATAAATGTGGTTGTTGGTGTCACTGTCAAGAAACTTGTATTTATTGCGAATGTGCAGGATGTGAACATGGCAATCAGCAGAGCTCAGATGAGACAACAGATAACAAAACCAGGAAGGAGTAAAAAGAAAAATGGCAAAATTATGCGCAAGAGGAAAAGCAGCCGCAAAGCGTAAATTTAAAGTTTACCCTAGCGCATATGCAAATATGTATGCTAGTGCTGTATGCTCAGGAAAAGTAACTCCTGGTGGAAAGAAAAATAAAAAGGCTGATGGAGGTATGATTAATCAAGTATCCCAAGAAAGAAAAAAAGTTTCAAATTACAATCAAGGTGGAATCGCAAAAGGTTGTGGTGGTGTGATGTCTAATAGGAGAAAGGTCACAAAGAAACTTTAATGGGACTTCGTAAGTGGGTAGGAGAAAAATGGGTTGACATCGCTAATAAAAAAGCGGATGGAAGTTATCCTAAATGTGGTCGTAGTGGTGGAGAGAAAAGAAAAAATTATCCTAAATGTGTTCCTATAGCAAAAGCAAGAGCTATGTCAAAAGGTCAGAAAGCTTCTGCTGTGCGTAGAAAACAAGCAGCAGGTCATACTGGACCACAACCCAAAATGGTTAGAACAATTGTCAAGAAACAAACAAGCAGAAAAAATCAAGCTTGATGTACTTAATTGGTCTAAAACTACCTTAGAACCAATGAACAAACATATTGGTTTTCCCGCCTGTCCTTTTGCAGCTAAGTGGAGAAGAGATAATAAAGTTAGAATTGAAGTTCGTATGGATAAATCAAAATACGAAAAACAACTAACAGATGTCATTAAATCTTGGAATAAAAAACAACATGATATAATTATCTATTGTGATCCTTTTTTTGCACAATACACACCAGAACAATTTCAAGATAAAATAGATTTTTATAATAAAACTTATAATCGAAGAGACGTGTATTTTATGGGGTTTCATCCCGAAACTCCCGCTAGTCCCGATAGTGAAGCTTTTCTTTGTGATCCAACTGAGGAACCTGTAGAACACTCTGATTTAGAGTATTCTATGATGCTAGTACAAAAGTTTAAACAGCTGTATGAAGCAAGTTGCAAACTACATAAGATAGGCTATTATGAGAAATGGCCTAAAGACTATTACGAAGAAGTAGTGGCTGAAAGGCAACGTACGTACGAACAATTAAATAAAAAGAGGTAATTATCATGATGGGCAAGAAAAAACAAGTTATCAAAAAACGTGGCGGCGGGATGGCTGCGAAGAAAAAACAAGTTATCAAAAAACGTGGCGGCGGGATGATGAAGAAGCGTGGCGGCGGGATGATGATGATGAAGAAGAAGTAATTTAACATGACTACATCAGGTACAACAGATTTTAACTTAAACATTGACGAAGTTATTCAGGAGTCTTTTGAGAGAATCGGAAGACAAGTGAGAACTGGATATGATTTAAAGTCAGCTAGAAGAAGTTTAAATCTGTTGTTGTCTGAATGGGGCAACAGAGGAGTTCATCTTTGGAAAGTTATAAATCATAGTCAAAATTTAACTCAAGGAACTACAACCTACACCGCACCAGCCAACACAAGTGACGTACTAGAAGCAGTGTTTAGAAATGGGGACACTGACACTACCATGACAAAAATTTCAAGATCAGAGTATCAAGCAATACCAAATAAATCTTCACAAGGAACACCTTCTCAATACTATGTTAGAAGAAATTTATCTAATGTAGAAATTAGTTTATATTTAACTCCTAACGTAACTAATACACAAATTAATTATTGGTATGTTGGTAGAATTGAAGATGCAGGTAAATACACCAATACTCCAGATGCTCCTTACAGATTTTTACCTTGTATGGTTTCTGGTCTATCTTTTTACCTAGCTCAAAAACATAATCCCGGAAGAGTTCAAGAAATGAAATTATATTACGAAGATGAATTACAAAGAGCCTTAACTGAAGACGGTCAAAGAACTTCTGTTCATCTTGTTCCACAAAATTATTTTAGAGGAAGTTAATAAATGGCATTTGCAGTTGGTAAAAAATCACAAGCAATTTGTGATCGATGTGGCTATCAATATCCTTATTTAGATATAAGAAAAGAATGGAATGGACTTATGGTTTGTCCAGAATGTTATGAACCAAAACATCCACAACTCGATCCTCCTCCTTCAAGACCAGACCCTCAAGCACTAAAAAATCCTAGACCCGATAGAGTAGAACCTATTGTTGTCCCGGTAGGATTTCCAAACGAAACTCCTTTTAGTAGTGTAGGAATGCAACCTAGTCCTATTAGAGATGACTTGCTAATGACTTCCGCAGTTGGTACAGTGACCGTGGTGATATCATGAATTATTCTGAACTATTAGATAATGTAAGAAACTACACAGAAGTTACTTCTGATGTATTAAGTAATTCAGTTATTAATGTTTTTATAACAAATGTAGAAAATAAAGTTGCAAGAGAAGTTGATAGTGATGATCAAAGAAGATATGCCACTACAACCTTTGAGGCCAATAATGCTTTTTTAGACGTCAGTGGCCCTGAAGGCGGATTTAGATTTGCTAGAGGATTACAAATCGTAGCTGGGGATGGAACAAGAACTTGGATGGAGCAAAGAGATGCTACATTTATGGATGAGTATTCTCCTGAAAGATCTACAACAGATACAAATTTTACAGGGCAACCAAAGTATTGGGGAAATTGGGACGCAACAACTTTGATTGTAGCTCCTACTCCAAATACAGCTTACACAGTAGAGATGTGGTATGATGAAACCCCACAAAGAATTGGCAATGGTTCGGGGACAACCACTACTACAACATTTTTATCTAATAATGCACCAGAGGTTTTACTTTATGGTACCGTTGCCGAAGCATATTCTTACTTGAAAAATACACAAGATATGCAATTATACGATCAGAGGTTCCAACAAGCTCTAGCACTTTATGCTCAAGAGCAGATGGGACGTAAACGTAGAGATGAGTATGTAGACGGTGTCTTAAGACTCCCTCTAAGATCAGTAGACCCAGGAGGTAAATAAAAATGACAATAAATCAAGCAGTCTGTGCTTCCTTTAAACAGGAGTTATTGGCAGGGGATCATGATATTGATAACGACACAATCAATCTTGCTCTCTACACAAGCTCTGCAACTTTAAATGGAAACACAACAGCCTACTCAGCAACAAACGAAGTAGGCGCATCAGGAACATACGCAGCAGGTGGTATAACTTTAACAAGTGCAACCATTGGCTTAACAGCAACTAGCGCAACAGCTTCTACAGCATTTGTTGATTTTGCAAACGCAAGTTTTACATCAGCAACAATTTCTGCTCAAGCAGCTTTGATCTATAACAGATCATCAGCTAATACAAATGCAGCTATTTGTGTTCTTGATTTCGGAAGTGTAAAGACATCAACAAACGGTACATTCACAATCGCATTCCCAACCAATGATGCTTCAAGTGCTATATTAAGATTATCTTAATTTAGAGGAGCATTACCATGGCAGATGCTTGGGGTGAAAATAATTGGGGCGAAGGCTTTTGGGGCCAACAAAGCTCGATCACAGTATCTGTTACTGGGTTATCGACTACAACAGCATTAGGCACGGAAAGTGTCGTAGCTGATTGTTTAGTCACATTAGATTCATTACAAGTATCTTCTGCTTTAGGAACTGCGATTGGTGAACCTGAACACGTTGTTTCTGTAACACCTGTTACATTTGAAACACAATTATCGGGAGTCACAGTAGGTGAAGGAGCGGGCGTTGTTCTCGGAAGTTTATCAACATCATTTGGTTTAGGCACTGAAACCGCATCAGGAACCGTTGATGCAGGTTGGGGAAGAAATACTTGGGGTTCTTTTACATGGAATGAGAATATAGAATTTATTACTAACGTCACAAGTGTGACGATGTCCACGGACTTAGGCACTCCTACAATTGAAGTAGGCTCAGGTGTCATAGTTTCTGTAACAGGCTTAGAGATGACAAGTGCTCTAGGTGATACAACTGAAACAGGAACATCTCTTGTTACTTTAGATAGTCAATTAGTAAGTGTAGCTTTATCAGGAGCGACTGTTTCTGGTGAAGGAAGTGTAGCAGTTGTTGCACCTTCTGATCAATTAGACTTTGCTATTGGAACTCCTACTATTGAAATATTTACACAAGTAGATCCTACAGCGGTCACTATGACTTCTGCACTTGGAACTGCTACTGTAGAGGCAGATGCTCTTGTACAACCTACAGGAGTTTCAATGACCTCTGCTTTAGGTACGGAAACAGTAGAGGTAGGAACGGGTGTAATTGTAAGTGTTTCCACAGTGGCCATGAGTTTTGCCGCAGGAACAGCTACAGCTACAGGTGGTGCTATTGTCAACGTAACAGGACTTGACTTATCGATAGTCACAGGAAATCCGTTTGCCACACCTTGGGCAAATGTAGTAACAGGTGCAAGTAATACTTGGACAGGGGTAGACGCAGCATAAAAAGTGTTGCTTGAATAACAAAAAAAGATATATTTTAGTGAGGTAAAAACATGGCAAGTACATATTCAGATAGACTCAAATTAGAGCTCATGGAGACAGGCGCAAACGCCAATACATGGGGTACAAATACCAATAACAATTTAGACGTAATAGATGCATTTTCTGCAGGATATTTATCAAAATCTGTTGCTGGTTCAGCTAATATAACTCTTTCAACTGCTAATGCTTCAGACACTGCTGAATCTTCTAACAAAACAATTGAATTAACAGGTGCTCTTACAGGAGACATCGTAGTTTTTATTCCTGCTGTTGAGAGTCAATATACTTTTTTTAACAACACATCAGGTTCTCAAACTTTAACTATCGCAGCAACAGGACATACAGCTAATGGTGTTGCTATTACACAAGGAGCAAAGACAACTATTTTTTGTGATGGCGCATCAAACTATAATGTAGAGATCGCTTCATCCACAGACTTGGGATCTCAAACAGGAACGCTTCCTAACGTATCAGGAGCTAACTTAACAAATTTAAACGCTTCCAACGTTGCTTCAGGTACAATTCCTAACGCTCGATTAGATGCACAACTTCAAGATGTAGCGGGACTCGCAGTGACCAATGGTGGTTTTATTGTTGGTGATGGTTCTAATTTTGTTTTAGAAACAGGTGCAACTGCTAGAGCATCATTATCATTAGATACAGGTAATGACGTTCAATTTGATTCAATTGGTGTTGCAACAGCAGCTTCAGGAACAAGTGGTGAGATAAGAGCAACAAATGATATCGTTGCTTTCTATTCTTCCGATGTTTCTCTTAAAGAAAATATTCACAACATATCCTCTCCGATGGATAAAGTACAAAATCTTAATGGTGTTCTTTTTGATTGGAAACAATCATTTATTGATTCTAAAGGTGGAGAAGATGGTTATTTTATGCGCAAAACAGATGTAGGTGTTATCGCTCAAGATGTTGAAAAAGTTTTACCAGAGGTCGTGGGCACAAGACCTGATGGTGTGAAAGCCGTCAAATATGATCGTCTATGTGCTTTATTAATCGAATGCGTAAAGGATTTACAATTACAAGTTAATGACCTCAAGAAAGGACATTAATCAATGACTACACCTACAGGTCAAATTAGTCTAGATGACGTTAATGCAGAACTAGACATTTCTCCAGGCACACAAATCAATATGAATTCTGCTCCTGTTCGAGGATTAGCAGAAGTTCCTTCAGGAGCTATTGCTATGTCTAATCTACAAGGTAAATCCAATGCACAATTTGTTGCTGCAACAGGTGGTTCTATAACAACTTCTGGTGACTTTAAAATCCATACTTTTGATTCGAGCTCTTCCTTTTCAGTTTCTAGTGCGGGTAATGCTGCTGGATCAAATACTGTTGAATTTATGGTTCTAGCTGGAGGTGCTGGTGGTGGCGGTTATCGAGGTGGCGGTGGCGGTAGTGGTGGACAATTATCTAATTATCCAAGTCCAGTAACAGGAGGACTTCCTGTAAGTGTCACAAGTTATCCAATAACTGTTGGTAGTGGTGGAAGTGCAGGATCAGGTTCTACCAACGGAGGCACTGGATCGAATTCAGTTTTTAGCACCATAACAAGTAATGGTGGAGGCGGTGGCGCTTCAAATCAAAATAGTGGTAATAGTGGTGGTTCAGGTGGTGGTGGATCATATGGTCGCCCTGATTCCTCAGCGGGGAGTGGTAACTCTCCTGCAAAATCTGCTCCCGCAACTCCTCAACAAGGATTTGATGGTGGACCAGGTGGGCAACAACAAGGTGTTCAAGCTGGTGGCGGCGGTGGAAGCGGTCAAGCTGGACATCCCTATGGGACATCTCCCACACAAGCAAGAGGTGGTGATGGAAGATCAATTTCTATACCAGGATCCCCTGTCGCTCGAGGCGGCGGTGGTGGTGGAGGCACTGGTTCTTCAAGTCCTAGACCAGGTGGTGCCGGTGGCGGCGGATCAGGCGGTAGACCAGGCAACCCAGGTGGTGCTGGTTCAGCAAACCTTGGAGGTGGCGGCGGTGGAGGAACAACCAATCCACAAGACGGTGGATCAGGTGGCAGTGGTAAAATAATTATAAGGTATAAATTTCAATAATGGCACACTTTGCAAAATTAAATTCTGATAACATTGTTATGGCTCTTAATGTTGTAGATAATGATATTCTTCTTGATGAAAATAATATTGAGCAAGAATCAAAAGGAATTACTTTTCTTCAAGAAATTCACGGTTGGACAGATTGGAAACAAACTTCTTATAACGCAAGTATAAGAAAAAACTACGCAGGAATTGGTTATAAATATGATTCAACGAGAGATGCTTTTATACCTCCACAACCTTTCTCTAGTTGGACACTAAACGAAACAACTTGTCGATGGGAGCCTCCTGTGGAGTTTCCTACCATTGATGAAAATTACTATGTAGAATGGAACGAAACCAATTTAAAATGGAATGCTACTGATAACGATAATAATAATTTTATATGGAATTCAACAACACTTTCTTGGGACGCATCTTAAACCATAAATGAAACACAAAAAAACATTGGTATCTCAATTTGTTCTTTGGGATTATTTTCCAGTGCTGCAATCCTTAATTGATTTTGAAAAAGTAAAATTTAATGCTTTAAAAAATTATTGGGGAAATTATCGACAATCCGATAACATAAACGATTGGAGACATAATTATTATAATCTATCTGATGATAAAAATATTACTTGGATAGTAGATTATGTAAGGGACTCTTATAACTTAATATCAAAAAATCCTTTGAGACCCATACAAAGAAATAGAAGTGTAGTTCTTTCTCAGAATGAAAGTTTAAATACACATAATCATATAGACCCTTATAACTTAGAAGGATCTCCTATAATGTCAGGAGTTTTTACTTCTCAAATAGGAAAAAATAAAGTAAACTTAGTTATAGAATATGAGACAGGAAAATTAAAGTCTAAGAAAATTAGAATTCCAATGGAAACAAATAAAATTATTTTGTTTAATTCAGAGTTAAATCATTATTATGAGGTCAACAATAACAAAGAACATTTAATAAATGTTTGTTTTAGTTTTTCTCAATAATGAATCTTGATAGTTATTACTATATCTTTGAAGAAGCTTTAACAGAAAAGTTTTGTGATGATCTTATTCGATATGGTGAAGAACAAACACAAGAAATTGCTTTAACAGGAAATTTTGATGGATCTCCTAGTAAAATAACAAACGAAAAAGACATAGCAAAATTATATAAAACAAGAAATTCGTCTATTATATGGATGAATGAACCTTGGATTTACAGACAAATACATCCTTACATTAATGAAGCTAATAAAATATGTAATTGGAACTTTGATTGGGAATTTTCTGAATCTGCACAATGGACTAAATACTCTAAATCACAACACTATACTTGGCATCAAGATGCTTTTAGTAAACCATACAATAGACCACGCTCTCCAGATCATGGATTAGTTAGAAAATTATCTGTAACTGTTTCTTTAGAAGACGGTGACGAATACCAAGGAGGAGATTTAGAATTTAGTATTGAAGGAGATAGGTATGGTACAAATAGAATAATAACGGCTAAAGAAGCTAGAAAAAAAGGAACTATTACTATTTTTCCTTCTTTCGTATGGCATCGAGTAACTCCTGTAACACAAGGAACTCGTTATTCTTTAGTTATTTGGAATTTAGGTTTTCCATTTAAATAGGAGATTGAAATGAAAAAAAAGAAAAAAGAACCAATATCAAAATTTTTTAAAGACAATAATTATATTATTGTA